AAGTAGCCACTGTAAGTAGCTAAGTAGCCTTCCTTACCAAGCAAGACAGTTCCATCAGTCTTCCTACAGAAACTTTTAGGTTGAATGCTATCCCAAGTAGTTACTCTCAAACTACCATCTTGAAGAACAGCTTTAGTATCGAAACAATATACTGAACGCAATACAGGTAAAGTGATAGCGTAGAAACCATCTATAGGAGAGTACACACTCTTAATTGTTTTAATGTCCTCGCCTTGGATGGCTGAGATTAAGTCGTTACGGACATTCTTAGACAAATCATTGAGGGGTTGTGACTTCTCTTGAATAGTCCTCAAGACACTACGCACACCTGTGGCAGACAAGAAGATCAAATCTGAGCCTGTATTCTGTACTGTGTCCCTAGCGTAGCAGCCAATACCTGTTACGACATCTCGTAGTGTCATAGTCGAAGGAGTACCTGCACCTTCATAGATCAGGATGTTGTTCTTACCGAAGATATACAGGAAGCCGTTGTGAGCACCTAAGGCTACGATGTTATCAGTTCCTCTAGGCCAAACAGTAGTAGTATCTAAAGTACCTGATGAGCCTCCTGAAAACTTCATAGGGTTCAAAAGATCGGAGAACTGTACAGTTACTTTGTCTGCCGCAACATCAGCCGACCATGTACGACCATAAGCGGATATAACAGCGTTGCTTTTCTGAGGTGTTCCTGAGGAACCTGAATGTTCAGATATGCGTGTATACGCTGTAGTGGATGTGGCAGGATCAAATATTAAAGGGTCATGTCCTGATTGATACAAAACAAGATGTCCGTTCAAAGCAGCAGCTTGCCAATGACTGTCTGTAATCGTAGGAGCTGTCCCGCCACCACCGTAAGTCAAGGTAGTCAAGGTAGTGGTAGTCTGAACGAATAACTTATTGTTACCAGCTAAGATAACGTAACTGACACCTGCATTAGTAACAAGTTCAGCAATCATCTTAATGTCGTTAGTGGACAAGTCTGAGTTAGTTGAGGTGTTAACCTTCGTCCATCCCTTACGAGAACCGATACGACCATACTTGTCGATGACACAGTTATTAGCTACTAACGCCCAACCTTTATCCAAATCAAGAGATGAGTCCTGAGTATTTAATCCGAAGAAGCCCGGAGCAGATATTGAATAAGCTTGTAGAGGTTGTCCCATATTATGCAGGAACCCAAGCATCATTTTCAGGGGAACGAGCCAGCTCAATAGCGATCACATCAGCCAAGGCTTTCTTAGCCAAGGCAAAACACTCAGAGCTAGACAGTCCACCATCTTCACCTCGTTCAACAAAGGCTCTAGCGAGAGCAGCTAAGACGATAGGCTCTTTAGGAAGCTTAGTAGTGTCTGCATCAGCACTCATGTCAGATTCTGGCACGACCAAGCTAAAACGGATGCTATTGACACCTACTGGAATAGGCCAGAGCATAACTTGAGCATCACCGTTGCTATCTACACCGTTGAAGGCATACTCACTAGGATCAGCATTCTGAGGAGATGCAGTGCTATATACCCTACGTTCAATCTTATCGACAGTAGTAGGCAACAATACACCGTAATCAGTGATGTCTAGTACGTTAGTGACACGGAAACGTGTACCTGCGCCTGTCAAGGTATAACCAGTGTATTGACTAGCTGCTGTAGTGACTGTCACGGAAGTGTTGAAGGCATCCCAATCGTAAGCATCAGCAACTTCACGTTTAGCGTCATTCACGAACTTCCCTACCAATGTGCTCAGAGTGTTCTCAGCAACGGTAGAGACAGTAGGCTCACGAAGACGTACTAAGACGTCATTCACGAGGGAGAGATAAGTCGGTAATGCCATGATTACTTATTCTTCTTGTTCATTTTGTTCGAGTACTTGGTCCAAATATTTATCTTTTATCTCAGAGGCTAATGCATAAGCATATTGCCTTCTCATTTGTTCTAAATTCTTTGGTGGAGATCCTCCAATGTCCATATTGAATTGATAGCATGTTTCAATCATATGATTAAGTTCTTCTGCGTTAAAGTCATACTCGTCGAAAATATCGTCGTATGAGTTGAACGTTTCCTCAAACATACAATCAAAACGGGCTTCGTTTGTGGGTTCGTATTCTTCCATTGCATTTTGGAACACTTCTTTAATGTAATCCAGCTTTATCTTTTATGCATTCAGGTAAGTCATCCATCACGAATCAATTTTATTCTAAAACATTGCATTGGTAATGGGAGAACGAGAAGGAGGACCTGGAATACCGGAGCCACGAATACGACCACCCGAAGCATACAGACCGCCACCGTAGCCACGGCCGAACATTCCTCCAAACTCGCGGCCCGTATCGACTACGTCACGTACTGAAAATTTTTGATCGAGAATACCTTTTCCTTTCATTGGGACACCACCATACATTGTAGAAAGTCGTTGAGCCTCGGCCTGCGGAGTTAAGTAAGATTCCATACTTTGTACGTGAGAATATAATTTTCCTCCAATCAATTGTTCTCCTAAATTCAATGTATCCAATCCGTGTTCTGTGATTGGATTTCCTGTTTTGGAATCAATGATTACTTGTTTATTTTTTTGGAATGGATTCAAACTTGAAACTACATCACCAGTCGTGGATACATCCGTTTGAATGTCTTGCTTTAGATTTGACCCAGGTCGTGTGGCTTTATTGAAGGTAAGTATTTCTTTACTATTTCCACCAACTAACTCCGCCAATAGACCTCCTAAACTGTGTCCTATCGTAGTTATATTCTTTGCCCCATATTTCTCTTCTGCGGCCTTTTGCACTTTCAATGCAGACTTGTACCGTGGGGTGAGTTTGATGGCGGGAATGCCTCCATACGCATAGACGGAATCGGTTGCCCAGTCTGCTGCCCCACTTGTACCACGGTGAGCCACTACGGTTTGAGTTGGACTGTAAAAAACCTTGCTCGTAGCACTACTGATGGACTTGTCTAATTCGAATCCGCCTACTTTATCTTTGGGTTTGTACGAGGCTTTCAATAACTCTTGAAAGATATTGGCTTTGAGTGATCCACCTTGCAATACCACGTCCGCTTTACCTGCCAAATCTGTAATGGTATTCATTGCTTTACGAAGAGCCGGAAACCCTTTCAAAATCTCTTGGGTATCTTGCTTGATGAAATCATCCGTATCTTGAGTCGTCAATCCATTGGCTTTGAGGATGGCCTCGATCCAATGACCACAATTGTTATGCACAGCACTATACGAAAAGAAGGCCTTATCTCCCATCTGCTTACGTGTTTTTTCTAACATTTCATTCACACTGATTTCCTTATGAGGCGTTTTTTGCACTTCTTCCTTGTCTGGTTTTTTAGGATTCGTTTCAATATTAATGACCGCATTTTTTTCTAGTCGAAGAATCACGTCGTCTAAATACACCCATAGGCTAATGTGAAACAATTTATCTTTGGGCTGATTCTTGAGCCTTTTCTCCAATTCTCCACCTGTCCATAGATTGAGAATTCCATTATATACACTTGGAAGAACCATACGGTGTAGTTCCATACCTCGAATAATCGACTCTCCATATTTATCGAGTACCTTTTTGGCACTAGGTGGATAAGCGTCATTCCGTCCTTTGAGGATATAACCAATCGTCTTTTTAGTTTTGCCTATCTTCTCTTCTGCAGTCTTTTTAGTCTTTTGAAATGTTTCCTTTAGGTCGTCCAATACGCCATCACCTTCCATATACTGTACATTATAATAATTTGGTGTAGCAATTGGTAAGATCGTGCAGGAGGACCTCACACCGTTTTTGATTTGGATTTAAGGCCAAACACCATTTGAGAGCGTAGTCTTTGTCGAAACAATCCACCATATAATAGGACGTGAGATAAAATTATGGATTCTGCAGAGCAATCTTGTATTGCACTCCATTAAGAGTAATAACGAGGTGTTGTCCTGAATTACCACCTGAAGAAGCACTCTGTAATGCTGTTCCTGTAAGTTGAATACCACCAGTAGCACCTGTATCCACAGTCAAATTACCTGAACTTGTATTTAAGGCAATATTGGAACCTCCTCCTGAATTAATCACGATAGATTGTTTTGAAGATAGAGTTAGAATGCCAGGCCCACTTGAACCAGTAGTATCAATGGTCATATTACCAGTTGCCGTTCGAATATTATTTCCATTCATGTCCAATGGACGAAATGAGTTATTCTCGTTGTCGGCTCCGTTCAATCGCATCACCAATGATGGAGTTCCATTTACACAAGTATAAAAGTCCAAGGCTCCGTCATCACCGCCTCCAGCAGATGAATTTGTGACGACGGTTTCTATCTTGCTAAACAAGGTCTTGGTTCCCAGATAGTTTTTGGCGTAGCAAAAGATTGAATTGATTACGTCATTTTGCACCACGTTTCTCCCAAACTTGTAAAAATCAAACGAAGGCACACCTGTAGTATTCCCTACGGTTGCATTGCTGTTGAATAATTCTATCATAGATTGTGCTGAATAACCCGCCAGAGGGGATTGAATAAAAAGTTTAGTCGGTTGCAAGTTTGCTTGTGCTGTCCCACCCGTCGTAGAGTTAAAAGTTGCTCCACTTGCTCCAACACTTCCACTTATTCCACCAGTAGATAGAAAGTTTATCCCTCCGTTAAGGATTTGTGTATAAATGGTGTTTGTAATATTGCTAATATAGGCAGCAGATTTGCGGTAATAACTAAACCAACTGTTCGTCGTATCGTTCATTGTCAGGCCGTCCTCTGTCAGTTGTGCCGTAATTGGGTTACCTGCGGGGGGTAGTGTCAATGTCGTAGCCCCTACCGCCAGATTGGTACTGTTTAAAAGAAATTGCTGGTTTGAATTGACTGTATAGGATGTATCACTCGTATGCGTAATACCCGACGCTCGATACAATGCCTCTCTCGTATAAGTCCCCGCTCCCCCGGTAGCCGTTTCAAACATTTGGAGTTGAGGTTTCACATTGAAAGGGTCGTTAATCTTATCGCCTGATTGTATGATTTGACCAATTGTTTGATAAGACGCTGGTGTGCTTGAATCTTGAATATTTATACTAGAAGAGATATCTCCACTACTTGCTCCCAGTTGAACAATGGTTTGAGCAGTATTAAATGGAACGACTGGGGTGAAACTTTCTACTGCTCCAACATTGGAGGCGACGGGTGATAAAGACAAAGTAGATCCCGAACCGTTGGTAAGATTAATGAGAAGATTAGTCGCAGTATTCCCTGCCGTCAAAACCTCCTGTAAAGTGTTATCTCCCGCAGCACCCGAGATAATGTCAGCCCACGTCGCTGTAGCAGAACCGCTGGTGAGTCCTGTCGTCGTGAAAATCGTGGTAGGATCTCCGGTATTCGCTAATACGATAGAAGCAGGGTTTATATCGGTTGTAGTTACAGTCGAAGCAGGACCATTGACTCCCCTGATTTCCAAATTACCTGCGGTAAGGGTTGCCGTATTGGGTGTGGTTGTAGAAAAGTTTTCATCTATCTGGATTTGTGTGTCTGTAATAACTGTTTTGGGTTGAGCCGCTGTATCGCTTAACGTAATGGTTGCCTGTTGAATCGCGGTCTGTTTGGTGGTCGCACCTATCCCAAACTCTTTGAATACCACACTACCCGTATAAGATGGATCCGTACGAATCTCGAAATCATTATTGTTTGCTGTATTGACAATCTCTATTCCAAAATTTGTTCCGACAGTACCGGTATTATCTGCCTGAATACCAATTGCACAAGTAGGGGCAACGTCTTGGTCTAGTACAAGCAATTTATTTTTGAGAGCAAGTGTGAGTGGATTCGACAAAGCACTCAAAGCAGGAGTTCTTGCAACCGTCGTGTGAGTATCTGCCCATGTAGCCGTCAAAGCGTTTGTGGTAAATCCTGAACCATTCAATTGAAAATTATCTAATGTTGTTTTTGCCGTGATTCCATTTTGACTAATCGTAATATTATTTGCATTTGGGTTTGCTGATTCATATTCGCCATAGTAATCTGTTCCTGCTTTGATGAAAATCGACATACATTAGACAAAGATTTTCTTTTACGTAAAGTATTCAATATATATTCCTCCTACACCTCGGCCATACACAAACGTTGCACCATTGACGTAATTCGCACTTTCTCCGTCGCAAGCAGTTGAAAGAGTTCCTCCGTTTAATGCTATATCAGCATTCGCGTTTTGTCCTCCTCGAATACTAGTGTTTGCGGTAGAATAAGGAGTGATGCCTCCTGCAGGTGCTGATTTGCCGTTTCCACCAATACAACTCTGAATCTGAAAACCATTGGTTCCACCAACAATAACACCTTGACCATTCCCTCCTGTTCCTGAAGCACTTGATGTGGCATTTGTACCTGCAAGTCCTCCTGCGGCTATACAGATTCTACCTGTAGCATTACCCGATACGCCTAAATCGTAAAGTGCTTGTGCTTGTGCTGACCAAGTCAGTACCATACCGTTACCGACTGCAGGGTTGGCATTGGGTGAAAAGTAATACTGAAAAGGAAAAAAACCGACAAAAGCGTCATCTGTCGCTTGAATCACACAACGTCCGTAGCCCCCGCTGCCACCCATACCGCCGGGAAACATTGTATTTCCTACTTGGACGTCTGTTCCTTTGGCACCACCGCCCCCAATCACGGTAAATACACACGTTCTCGTCCCAACAGGAATATCTAAATTGTACAACTGATTGGCAACCATACTTGTGGTAGGTATGAATTGTGGATTTGTCAAACCTGGTGCGACCACGTATTGTCCTATAGTACCACCGACAGGTGCAATACTTGAAACCACTGATTGAACCCAAGCCGTCGTAGGGATTTTGGTTGAACTATCCGTAGTAGCGGGCTGTGTGGCTGAACATGTGGGAATGACTGAATTGGTTTGTCCTTTAAAATTCACAGGACCTTGAGCAAACGGATATTGTACATACAACGAGTCTGCTTCTTCGCGTGTTAAAGTTCCTGATGGGTCTGTATCTCCAAATAAAGAACTATCGAATATGGGAACATTCTCACGAGGCGGATTGTAAAAGGTCATATCTATAGTGTAGATTAATTTTTTGAATTTTTTATCTCTGTTAAAATTAAATGATCAATTGGTATGAAAAAATTCCAAAAGGGATGCTCTTACAATCTGAAAATCCAAACAAAAAATTACACGGTCTTAACATACCTTTTCGTATGTGTGTAGTTGCCCCCTCCGGAAGTGGTAAAACGTCTTTTGTGTTATCTATGATTCACCTCTTTAGTCAAGGGAAAGGCACATTCGTAGATATTACCATCCTCACGCGTAATAAATCGGAACCACTTTATGACTTTTTACAGTCCAAGTGTGAGTCGATTGTGATCAAGGAAGGACTCGAGAATTTGCCACGTCTTGATAAATTTAACAAGAATGAAAACCATCTTGTCGTTTTGGATGACCTTGTTCTTGAGAAAGACCTAACATCCGTATGCAATTACTACGTTCGCTGTAGAAAACTAAACGTTTCAATTTGCTTCCTGAGTCAATCGTTCTATAAAATTCCGAAGATCATTCGCTCGAATTGTAGTTATCTGGTGATTCTGAAGATGTCTGGTCAGAGGGAGATTAATATGATTATGTCTGAATTTGGAATTGGTGTAAGCAAAGATCAGTTAATCGATATTTATGAAAGAGCCACGTCAGAAAAATTTTCTCCATTAATCGTCGATCTCGAAGCGGAAAGCGACAAGCGATTTCGCAAAGGTTTTCTCGAAATATTGCAACCAAGATGAAAAAGATATGTTTTTAGTCACTAGGCAAGGGAGGCAACAGTCATGTTCTCTGATTTGTCCTCTGGTTCAAACAGGTCTTCGATATTTTTTGCAGTTTTTATCTTGAATCGGTTGAATTCAAAGTCTGTACGAGTGATTTTAAAATATCCTTCGTAGAATATAGGTTCATTTCCGAGCGTCCTTGCAGTACCAAAGTATTTTCCATTTTGCGTATAGTGGTACAGAACCTTTTGTCCTTTGGCATTGGTTTGCTCACTAACGGTAGTCTTGATACCAAGTAAAGCACTGTTACATTTCTTCCACGTCCAAAACTCCTCAATATAGCCCCACGCCAAACATTCTACTAAATCGTGGTCTGGAATGCATTTCCAACTATCTAGTAGCATTTTTGTGAGTTTCTTATTGTCTTCCGCTTCGTCATTTTTCAGTACGACTTGCCTTTTGATTTCAGCCTTTAGACTCCGTTCTTTGCATTGAATTTGTTGTTGAGTTATTTGTTGAGTTAGTTCCATTTTGTGGATGTATGATGTGGATGAGGTATGAACAATGAATCAATTTTATTTAGCGAATCTATT